GTGCTGCCATTTTTCTAAGTTCACCTGTTTCAACTCCCATTACTTTTGCTACAGCAGGTAATATTGTATTCATCTGCTCAGAAATACTATTAAATTCATCTCCTCTTAAAACACCTGAACCTAAAGCCTGAGTTAGCTGAATCATTGCATTTCTCTGTTCGTCCATAGACGCACCAGAAGTTATAGCTGCTGTATTAAAACCTATAAGTATTGTTGAAATATCTTCAAAGCCAACTCCTAAAGGAGCTAATCTTGCCGTTAATTGAGTTACAGCTTCTAAAGATTCTGAAGAACTTAAACCAAATTTTTGCTGTGCTTCTCGAGCTAAATTTAAACTAGCTTCAAAAGTACCGTTTTCTTTTGTAAGAAGTTTTAAACGCTGATTTAATTTTTCAAAATTTGTAGCAGCAAATATTGTTTGTTTAGCTAAAAATCCTATTCCTACTCCTGCTATAGCTGTTCTTAGTCCACCAAAAGCGTTTTGCAGTTGGTTTGTTTGTCTTTGTACTCCTTGTAATGCTCTTGTGGCACCAGAAGCATCTACTCTTAGCCTTACTATACTTTCTGCCACAATTCAAAAACTATTTACTCTATATTACCTTTTTCTTGCTTTTTGGCGATCATATTCTTTTTTTTCGTTTTCTTTTTTATTTTCATAATAAGCAGCCCAATATATTAATTCTTCTTCAGATATAGAAGCTCTAAGTTCATTTATTGTTTTGCCTAATTCTGTAGCGAGAAAAAACTCAAAATTTAACCAGTTATCTCGCTTTATTCGTTTTTTGCCTGATCTACATTTAATTTAATATCAAACATAAAAAGCTCTAAATCATTTAAAACTTTTTCAGGTAGTTCTCTTTGTAAATTAGGTGCATCAGCTGTATGAAAAGCTCTAGTTCCATCTTCTAATTCTGCTTTTTCACAAAGTAATTGAGTAGTTATTTTTAAACCAGTAGGATCATCTGTTGCTGTCTGTTGGGCTCTAATTCTATCTTCTCTTGTCAATGGCTTAAAATATAAATCTAAAATTTTTTCACCATTTGAATTTTTGAATTCAAATTTTCGTCTATTAGTCATTTGATCGCTATACGATTCCGTAAGCAGATCAATAGTTCTTTTAGTTGCCATAAAAATTTAGGGTTGGTTCTTTAAACTTACCTAAATTGCTGAAGTAATGGTACCGTTTGTTTCAAATGTAATATTTATAACTTGAATTTCTCCAAGTGTTGCACCATATTCTGCATTAGTAATAATTCCTGCAAAACTTATTTTTTTAGCTGAAGTATCTCTATCAGGAAATAATTCAAATAAAGCATCTCCACTATCTCCAGTAGTTAAAATATCATCAATAAAAGTTGTATAACCTGCACCCGTTTCACTGGGATTATATAAAAGTTCTGCAGTTCCAGAACCATCAATTAAACCACCTACACGAGATTTAAATGTATCTCCTTGCTTTGTAGTTTCCATTGTATCTTTACTAATAGATAAAGACCAAGCTCTAGTTTGTCCTACGTCGGCTTCTGTGCCTCCCGCATTTTCGAACATAATCTTACCTACATCACCTTTGATAGCAGACATAACAAAAAAAAGAATTATTTATATAAGATTAACCTTTTTCAGGTTTTTTTGCATCTTTTTTAGAATTTTTTGAATTTTCCATATATCGCCTACAGCGTGCGTCCCAATAATTAGGATTTCTGTTTCCTTTTACTGCTTCAATAGCATCTAACATTTCTTCTGTAAATTCAATAGCCATAATTAAAATTCTTCAAATGTTTCAAAAGTAATTCTCAATTGTGTTTGAAATTTACCTTCAGGACTTGACTGTAAAATTTCAGGTCCGATAGGTGAATCAAAAATTACATTAGAAACTGTGACTCTATTGTATAGGTCTCTTAATCTTTTGCCAATTGTAAAATTAGCTCCAGCTCCTATTCCTTCTTCTGTAAAAATATCTAGAGTTAGTAAACCATTAATAAAATTATTTGCACTGGAAGAATCGCCCATAGATATATTTTCTCCAGTACCAAAACTAACTTCGCAAGTTACAAAAGTATCTTCAGTAGTAGAATCAAAAGCCATATTGCTAAAAACTACTGGTATAGCAGGACTTGAAGCTAATTCAGTTGCTAATCTAGCTTCTATTGTTGATCTAACTGTATTTAAATCTGTAGCAGCCATTTAACTTTTTCTTAGTATTTTTGCATATTGTCTAGCAACATATCTATTTAATTCTTTTCCTATTAGTTCTGGATAACCTTTTACTGTTCTCTGTCTAGTTCTATACTTTCCTCCCCAACCTGGTGGTAAATTTAGACCATAACAAACAGGTTCTGCATAAGGTAAATTATTAATTATAGTTCCATTAAATGGTTTAATTTGAGTTTGCCATGCGTTTCTTAAATCACCGCCTGCTCCGTGCTTTAATAGTGATTTTTTATAAGGAACTATTTTACCGCCTGGTAATCTAAAAAAGTCAGGTATAGAATCTAAATCAGAATAATTATCTAAAGAAAAAACAGGAGTAGCTTTTTTTACCCTTCGAGTCCATTCTAAAGTAGTTGCTTTAACTAAATCTACTACTGCTTCTCTCATAACATCATCAATTTGATCTAGTCTAATTTTTCTAGTCATTTTTACCTCAGAATAAGATCAAAACTAATAGCAACATTATTTTGTTCATTTTGAATTACCTGGACTATTTTAAATTCAACATTACTAATTAAAACTCTATCTTTTGTAGTTGGTACAAAACTTAAATCTCCTGCAGATATAGTAAGCCTTTTATCCTGAGATTCTATTAAATTATTTACTTCGTTTCTTGTAACATTACTTAAAACTCCTTTTATGGTTGTATCAGAAGTAGATTCAGTAATAGCTCCAGTAGTTGTATTATATGAACCCGCAGTAACTTGTCTTATAGTTACATCTCCTCCTAGCTTTTTTAATGCTTTAGAAGCTGCTTTTTTTAGAGCAGAAGCAATACTCATAATGAATATGCAATAACAGTTCCGCTATCTAATTTAACGCTTGTAATAACACCACAAATTTCTGCTGTAGATTTAAACTGTAAACTTGTTAAATCACCAGTAATATTTTCAGCTACTAAAGTATTTATAACTGAATCTTGAATAGCTACAATTTTACCAAATCTTCCTGTATGTGCTGCAGTATCATTGATAATTTTTGCTGCTGGATACTCGTAACCGTAACCCATCATTAAGACCTCCGAATTGAAATGTTGCCTGGTCCACTTATTCTAATGCCTGATAGATAACGTTCGACAAGTGGTGGTATTCGATCAGCTCCAACTGCACCATAAAAATTAGGTGTTACGTTCAAACTACCGATTGAAACATTAGAAAAATCTTCTAATCCACTTAATCCTAAACCATCTCTATTATTATTCAAGTAAACAGCAAGAACTGCCTGGGCATTTTTAACTCTTGTAGGAATTTCTGTATCAGTGTAATAATCAGCAACTAATCTATTAGGAAAAGATAAACCATATAAATTTGTGTAAGTATCAGGTTTTCTAACTCCGCTTCTAGGCCATTGTAAAGCTTGAGTATCTGCTACTCGAGCACCTAAAAAACGTTCTCTATCAATTCTTTGTGTAGCTGTAAATAAAGCTCTATTTTTATTATCTGTAGTTGAATTATCCCAGGCAGAAACATCATCATCAAGAACTAAACCCTCGATGATAGCGTTTGCATCTGAAAGAGTAAGATAGCTATTTGCTGACGCGCTTCCTACTGTTGCTGTTATTGTTATTGCCATTTAAATTTTTGTTTTTAGGCTTAATTTCTAAATTTTGCGATTTTATAGAAGAAACAGAAGCTGCTTTTTGAGCAGCCTCATTTTGTTTCCTCATACGCTTAAATGCGTAGATTGCCATTAGCTAGAAGCACCTTTAAGTGCTACAAAATTAATAACAATAGCTTCACTGAGGTTTCCTGCAGAAACATTAGATACTGTTACTGCAAAAGAACCAGAAGCAATAGCATTAGCATTTACAAGATATGAACCTGCAGTACCAGCAGAACCATGACAAGCTACAACAACATCTGTTGCTGCGATCTTGCTATTAGTAACTGTAAAAGATACTTCTGTTCCAGCATCTAGCTGAGCATTGTTCATTGTAATCTGACCAGACTCTGTATTAAGAGTAACTCCAGTAGATTTGTTTGTTGCCTGAGTTACGGTACCTCCAGAGGTAGGTCCAACTAGGCTTCCAGCTGTAACTTCAAATAAAGAAGGCATAATAAATTACTCCTTAATCTTGGTTTGAAACGATAGTTGCTCTCACAATACCGATATTTTTTGTTTCATACACTTTCGACCAAGATGCTACTGTTTCCAATACAGTTCTGTTTGGATTAACAGTAGATACAGCGTATTTAAGACCAACTGGGTGATAGATATAGTGGAGATCCACAGCCATTGCTTCTTCTAAAGCAAGAATATCTCTATCTGTTTGAGTTCTAATTGGTGCCTGCTCGCCCGTCACGATGGCTCCCTGAGTAAAGAAAAACGCTGAATACTCAGTACTGGAACCTGATCCTGTAGTAGGAATATCGTCAGAAACAATAACTCTAAGACCCATAAATGTAGGAATTGAAGTTGTTCCTGGAAACGCATTAGCAGTACTACCAGAAGCAGCTGCGGTATCAGGAGCACCAGTATTATCATAAATTCTATCTATCGCATTGCGTTCTACCAAGTCATAGTAGCAATTTGAATGGATAGCAATTGCTGAAAGTTTTTCTCCCTGATCTCCAAGAAGTGCTTTAGCTTTTGCAACGTGGCGTGGGCTTAAAACTGTTGGAGTATCACCTGATTCAGAATCAATAGTTAAAGCAAATAATGCTGAATTACTATCGTTTGCATTAATAGAACCAAAAGCACCAGTTAAACAAGAATATAAATCTTTCTGTTTCTGGTTATTTACATAAGCAGCCATTTTTTGAGCAATAGCAGCCATTGGATCAGGTCCACCACCTGCTGCAAGAGCAGCTAAATCACGTGAACTGAAGGCTCTCCCCCTATGGAGGACTGCTGCAATTTGGGAATCAGCTGTAATTTTGCCTGGAGTTAATGAAGTTGAATCTGTAAGAACTTCAAAATCGCCTGATAAATTAGCTTTATAAAACGGAATTTTTACGAAATCGCCACCGCGATCGGAGGATAGATTTAATTCTGCCAAAGGTGCCACAACCCCACTTTGTAGAAAAGAATCTCTCGCAGTAGTCTCTTCAATTAAGTAGGGAGTAAAAACCTCTGGAATGATTAAATCACTTCTTAATGTAGCCATTAAAAAATGTTAATTAGTTTTTACTTTTCGGTGACAACACCTAGCTCATACAAACAAGTTAACTTTATATTAACCGTTAACTGCATTTTTTAACATATTAAATTTATTTATATCTGTTAGATATAATCTATGCTGTTCAGTTAAATTAAAACTTTCGGGTGCAAAAGGATTTTTTTCTCCAGAAACAAATTCAGTAGTGCTTGTACTTTTTGCTGAAGGTGCTCCACCGCCTTGAGGTTTAGGGTGTTTTTGAATCCAGCTTGGTAAATTTAAAGCCCATTCTTTTAGTGGTGTTCTATTATATCCATCAACAATAACAACAGTTCCGTCTGCTTCTCTTGTTAATTGTTCTTTATTAATTTGTGAAAGAGCATACTGGGGGTCATGTACTACATCTGCTAAAGCAGTTATAGCAGGCGTTTCAACCTCTAATTCTCTTTGTCTTTGTTCAAATTTTTCTATTTTTTCTTTATATGCAGCCTCTGCATCTCTAAATTGTTGAGCCTGTTTAGCTACAGCTTCATCATATCTACCTTTTGCTTCTAGTTCTTCCTGTTCTTTTTTCTGTTTATAAGCAATCAAAGCGTTTACATCAACATCTGGAGGAATAGCTTTTCCTGCTTCTTTAGCTTTTATATTCTGATCTAATAATTTTGCATTATTAGCTTTTAATTTCTGTAATTCTTCTTGTAAAGCTGCAAATTGCTCAGGA